TAGCATTAGGTATGGTTGCAGGTCATGGATTCAGAGAAACAACACTAAAAGAGATAGCAGTAAGCCCACAAAGAGTTTTAGGTAAGACAATCGCAGGTGCAGCACTAAAAGCTTTCACAGTAGAAGCAGGAATTGCAGTTGCAGGTGAAATTGAAAGAGAGATGAAAATATCTCAACATAAAGAGTTATCAAGCCAAGAATACGGTTTATGGGATTCAGCAAAAAACATAATGATAGCAGCAGGTTTCGCAGGTGGTATTCGTGCAGGTGGTAGTGCTTTTTTAGATTGGAGAATGATTAAAAACATCAAAGCAAGAGGTACGGGTGCAATCGCAAAAGTATTGCAAGATAAAGGTATACCAATTGAAGATGCAATACTACAAGAGGAAATCGTAACAAGGTTTATGCGTAGAGAAATGTCAATGCTCACTAACAACACAACAAAGCACCTAGACATGATGCACAAAGCCGAGAGGGATATTAATCAAGGAAAGCCCGTTGATATCTCTAAGCATACTGAATTAAGCGTTGAAGATAAGGTTAAAGAGTTAGAGGAAGTGGACTTTGGAGACTCTATGACTTTTGAAGCAAATGGTATTGAATATAAAGCAGTAAAAGTAAAAGAAAGTGGAGAAAGAATAGCTTATCAGTTAGAATCACCATCACCAGGTGGCACAGAAAAAGTAATCATCAATAAAAATACAGGCGAGATTGAAACAAGAATATTAGGAGAAGAAACAGAGACAATAAGTGATGATGGGCTAAGACATACATCTTCTAACATATCTTATGAAGTAAAAGTTAAAAAACAGGGAATAGACGAAGTAGTAGAAAACTCACTAGAAGCAGAAGTTAAAAACATATCAGAAGTTCAAAGAGTAGATGCAGAGACTAAACAAGTAGAAGAAACTATTGACACAGCAACAGAGTTTAAGCCATTAAGTAAAGATGATCCATTCGAGGGAAGTGCTACTAAACAAGAGGGTGAAACTCTCATAGAAGAAGCAGGAAACAAAGCAGAGTATGATGAGATACAAGCTAAGATAGATGCACTAGAAAAACCTTTAAAGGAGAATAACTAATGCCAATAGCAAAAGTAGCCAAAGAAACATTAGAAACACTAACTAAAGAAGTTGCTAAAAAAGCACCGAAACGCACAACCTTTAAACAAGTCAAAGAAGACAAGTCAAAGAAGCTGAAATTGCAAAAGCTAAACTTGTAGACGAGGAAGCAGTAGCCGAAACACTAGAAGCTGATTTAACAGAAGAGTTTATATCAACTAGACAAGAAGATATAACTAAGCAACAACGCTACGAAAGCGGTCAATATGTAAAGAAACAAACAGAGATAGAATCTAAAAATGCAGACCTTGAAGCAATCAAAATTGATGAAGCAGAGCCAAAGCTAGTTATAGGGCAAGAACAAGCCGATAAACAAGCTTACATGAAAGCCGACATAGTAAAGCGTGAAGAAGAACTGCAAGGGCTTTATGAGCAACGTAGAGACATATACACTAAATCACAAGACCTTATAAAAGATAGAACAAACACGCAGATACTAGAAGAAAGTGGAGATGCAAAAGAAGCACTTTATGATATTGCAGCTTCAAGTGCAGGAAGAGGAAATAAATTCTCAAATATTGAGGGCAGGACTGATTCACTTTACAATAAATTTAGTGCAAGTATGACAGATTTAAAAGTAGCATTAAGAACAACTCATGCAGGACTTAGACAAAACACAGAGTTAGCACATGAGATTCTAAGATATTTAAAAGATGGTAAGGTTAAAAATCAAGCACTACACGCAGAAGCTAAAAAGTTGGGTGACCAATGGACTAAAGTTGCTGATTCAGTTAAAAATACTAGAAACAAAGCAGGAGCACAGATAGGAAAGCTTGAAGATTGGATTGTGCCACAGTCACACGATAGAGGTAAGATTCTAAAAGGTGGTTATAAGAAGTGGAAGAAAACAATCATCTCAAAGCTTGATGTCAAAAGAATAGAAGCTGAACAAGGTACAGACATTGATACTGTTTTAGTCTCAGCTTATAAAAATATCACTTCTCCGGATGTTGAAAAAGGCATCAAAGGGATGGGAAGCAAACTTACAAAGCGTGGCGAAGAGTCAAGAGTGTTACATTTTAACACAGGTGACGATATTATTAACTATAATAACGAATTTGGAAATCCCGATATTTTCTCAACTATGGATAATCACGTTAGACAGCAATCAAATGAAATCTCAATGATGCAGATTCTAGGTAGCAATCCTCAAAATCAATGGGATAAACTCAAAGAAATAGCAAGAGCACAAGGGATGGGGGATGTTGCAGAGAAGAAACTTGATGCACTATTCAGAGTTTCAAGCGGTCAAGTTGATGGTGATAGTGTAGTGGATAATCTTGATAACTTTTTCTTACAGGCAGGTAGTACATACAGAGGTATACAAATCGCATCAAAGTTAGGAAGTGCAACCATATCTTCTTTAGCAGATTTAGGAAGCATTATACTAGGTGCAGGGTATCGTGATTTAAGTTCAATTAAAATAATTGGGAGAGGCTTAGATACTATGATGCAAGAAGCACTAGGTAGTGGAGTATCAGCAAATACAAAACTAGCAAGCAGACTTGGAATCGTAAGTGAGTTTGCATCAGCATCACTAGCTAATAGTAGATTCGCAGAGAATGTTGGTACAGGATTCGCACAAAAGGCATCAGAGACAGTCATTAGAGCATCAGGACTTGGAGCATATACTAATTCACTAAGGACAGCGTTTGGATTAGAGCTAGCAGGTAATCTTGCAGATAATCTTGGAAAGAAGCTTGATGATGTGCCATTCAATGATATGCTAAGAGAGTATGGAATAGATGATGCAATGTGGAGCAAGATTAGCAAAACACCGAAAAAGAATATTAAAAATGCAGAGTTTTTTGATGTTACTGAATTATACAAGATTGATGAAGATTTAGGCTATAAAGTTTCAGAGATGATAACTAATGAGATGAACGCATTTGTAATAATGCCAGGGAATCGCACAAGAGCCTGGACTACATGGGGAGCGAAGAAAGGAACACTTCTAGGCGAGACAGCTAGAAATATGACTCTCTTTAAATCATTCCCTATTTCAATCGTTATGATGCACACAAACAGATGGGCTATGATGGGCACACAAGGCAAAGTAGCATATGCAGGTGCAGCGATAGGAACAAATCTTATCCTAGGCACAATGACTTTATGGGCTTACGACATAGCAACAGGAAAGACACCACGCTCAGTTGATAGAAAAGCAATGATAGGTGAGTCACTTGCTAAGTCAGGTGGACTTGGAATCTTTGGTGACTTCTTTATAGGGTTAACAGATAGTAGATACGGACAAAGCTTTAGTGATATGATTTTGGGTGTACCTGCTTCAACGATAAGCGATATTACTAAATCAGCACAAGATTTGATGCACAAAGATGCAGATGATGCAGTAGGTAATATTTATAAAAGAGCAAAGAATTATATTCCAGGTCAGAATCTTTGGTATACAAGGGCATTAATTGAAAGGTCGATAGGTGACTTTATGGGTGAAGCGATTGATCCAAATCACAAGAAGAAGTTACGCAGACAAGAAAAAGCAATGAGAATTAGAGACCAAAAGTTTCTATTCGATAATTAGATATAATAACACAAGGAGATATAATGTCATTTAATTCACAAGCACCGAGAGTTGAGTACACAGCATCAACAGGGCAAGCGGTATTCACTTTTCTTTTTAAGATTTACAACGAATCTGATATAGTAATTTATCAAACATTAGAGGGTATTCCACCAGATGATGATACAGACTTACTTACGCTAACAACTGATTACACAGTAGCTATTGATGGTGATAATGGTGGTGCAGTAACGCTAAACACTGCAACAACAGGAGCGGATGCAATCACTATTCTAAGGTCACTGCCACAAACTAGAGATGTTGATTACCAAACAAATGGCGATTTACTTGCAGATACTTTGGATGCAGACCAAGATTATCAGACTTATTTAATTGCTGATAATGTGGCAATTAGCGAGAGAGCAATGACACTATCTCAAAACTCTCAAAATGTAAGTAATTATTTTCCTACCCCATCATCACTAAGAGGTGTTAGATGGAATCTTGCAGGAAGTGCATTAGAAAATGTGACACTTGACGGGGTAGCAAATATTTTAAACGCAGACACAATTTCTGATTTACTCCAAGTATCAGTTGCACTGTACGAAACAGTAAATATAAAAGGCTACAACTCTAAAAACGATGGTGGCGGAGATATTTTCAACTATGATTCAACAATAGACAAATCAACCGCAAACGGTGGAACGATTATTGATCCAGACCAAACACTATCAAACCAAGGAAATGGTGTTGGCACAGGTTGTTGGGTTAGACAATTGGAAGGTAACATTAATTATAATATGTTCGGTGCTTATGGTGATGGTATTCATGATGATACTATTGCAATTAATAAGGCTTTTGCTTCAAATGATAATGGCGGAACTGTTGATGGAATTGCAGGAAATAATTATTTAATTACAGATGTAATAGAGGTGAGAACAAGACACCAGGCAAGTGCAAACCACAGATATTATTTAGGAAATGGCTGTACTATTACACAAGATACAGATAATACACCAATTTTTCAACTCAAAGGACCAACTACAAATGTAACAGTAAAAGGGTTTACTGCCACTTATACTAACCCTCAACCAGCAACTAACCTAAATGCTGCAATATTTCAGATGAGAGACAGTACAGCGGAAGAATACGGAAGTAATGGAGCAGGGGTAAGATTTGCTTTATGGGATTGTGTATTTGAAGATATATTTTCATGGATAACAAATTACCCTGCATCAATGTTTTCATATAAAGATGAAACATATGTTGATGTAAATGAGCCATCACATATATGGGGATGTGTATTTAGAAATTTCTATGGCTTCCCATCTCGTAGAGCTATATTTGGTGGTGTTGGTGGTGCAGCAGGTTTAGTAGTTAATAGCATTGAGAACTGTTTATTCTTTGGGCAAAATGCAGGAACAGTTGAATTCCTAGTATTGGCACAATGGACAGAATCTGCTATTAGAGACACAGAAATATTAGTTTTAGATTCTGATACTACTGATATTGTCAGATTAGATGGCTGTATAAATATGATTATCACTAATTTTAGAATGGAGGATTGTGTAATAAATGCGGACAATAAAGCATTCATATTAACCACAGGTGCAAATATGAATTACACTTTTGACGCATTAACAATAACAAACTGTATTACCAAGACGACAAATGATGCCTACGGAGTTCGAGGGTTTAGTTCTAAAAATATCTTTAGAAAAATGGCAGTATCTGGTAGTTCATCAATTGACGTTCAAAGTGGAACATTTTATATGTTTACAACTGACGATGATGGTAGTGCAGAATATACATCAGACTTATACACTAATTTACTAACTGTAGACCCTACAAGCAACTCATATTTATATAAACAATCCGCTGATTTTGACAAAATATCATCTCCGAATGTAACTGTGCAAGATTATGCATCGGCTATTAGTGGTGGTGGAGTAGTAGAAACACCAGAGTTTGTAATCGCTAATAAAGATGGGTATTTAATCGAAACAACTTTTTCAATTGATTCATCCGTAGGAGTTGATTTGTTCCCTAAAACATTAATTAACGGTGTTGAAGCCTACAACGCAGGATTAACAACAGGGAATACAAATGCGATAAAAGGATTCTCCCCTATATGGAAAGATGCAATACTAATATCTAAAGGCGATAAACTCTCCTTTTCAGTAGATGCTAATAGTAATAGTAGGAATGTCAGTTGTTCATTTGCAATTTTTGAGTATATACAAAAAGTATAAAAGTGATATAATAAATAAAAAGGATTAAAATTGACTCCACAAGAACAAGCAGAGAATGACAGAATCAAAAGTTTGCCCGTTATCACTTCTCTGGAAGAGGGGCAAGAAGAGATAAAAAACTCAGTTGATGAACTTTCACAAATCATTGCATCAGAACAAAAGCAAAACAAAGAAGAGTTTGCAAGAGGTGCGGAAAAGTTCAGCAAACTTGAAACCAAAATAGTTGAATTGGAGGACACTATGCACAGTGGATTAAGTACAATTAACTCTAGTATCATGGGGTTAAAATCGGAATTGAAAGACGAGAGAATATCAAAGTTAACAAATCAAATTGAAAAGAGAGATACAGATGATAGCGAAAGCAAGAAAACGAAAGTATTGTTTGTTCAGGCGGTAGTAGTTGTAGTTTTATCAGTGTTTTTAACTTCTCTATTCGCAAACGTGCCTAAGTTATCAGTGGGCTAAATGAACTTTTACAAGGGCATAGACTTAGATAGAAACGAAAATCTTTACAATTACATATCTACTATGCACCCTTGCAATAATGAACTCAGAGAGGTATATATGGAAGCCGACACCTCTCTACAAAAAAGAGTAAGGCTTCACTATTTAAAAATATCACTATACAAGACAGCATTTAATCTAAGCATATATGCTGTATTTTATGGAATTATTATTTCAATACAAGGATAAAAAGATGGGTTTATGGAGTACACTATTTAACAGCGGTGACACATTAGACAAAGTAACAGATGCAGTTATAAATACAGGCGACAAGTTATTTTACACAGATGAAGAAAAAGCAGAGGATAGAATAAAACAGCGTGAGTTTTTCCCTACTCTGCTAAAAGCATATCACCCGTTTAGAATAGCACAGAGAGTCTTAGCAATGTGGTTTGGTGGATTGTTTGGATTAGCGTTTATTATCGGTCTAGGAGTATCTATCTTTAACATGGTGGCTACTTACAGACAAACTTTAGCAGGAATACTAAAAAAGGACATCATTATCATCTCACTTAACCCACTATTTGAATTAGTTAATGCTTTTAGCTTAGGCATAATAATGTTGACAATCATAGGCTTTTATTTTGCAGGTGGCGCAATAAATAGTTTACACAAGGATAAATAAATGAGACTAATAGAAAACATAAAAGAATCAGAGGGTTTTAGAGGTGAAGAGTATCTTGATAGCCTAGATATTCCGACTATTGGATTTGGTACACGACTGCCATTAACAGAAGCAGAAGCAGAATTAATTCTATCATTTAGGCTTAATCAGAAAATCAGTCACTTATTAGAAGAAAAACCTCTAATAGTGAGACTTCCTATTGAGAAACAAGAAGTGTTATTTGAAATGGCATATCAATTAGGGGTTAATGGTCTATTGAATTTTAAAATGATGTGGTTAGCATTAGAGAACTTTGATTATAAAGTCGCTGCGGTTGAAATGTTAGATAGTCGTTGGAGTAAACAAACACCAAACAGAGCAGAGAAACTAGCAAGACAGATGGAAAGCTAGATTTAGATATAATACACAAAACTAAGGAGTTAATCATGGCATTTCAAGATAACGCATTTCCAATCGAACAAGGCAGAGTAAATATCACAACAGGCACAGTAGAGGGTATTGTTCTGTGTGTTACTGATGGAGATTTAACAGTAAATTGGAAAACAGGCTCACCAAGTACGGTTTCATGTGTTGCAGGAAACGCATATAACTTAAAAAATGCTACAAATGCGACAGTAGTTGCAGGTGGTATGTTTCATCATGTAGGTTAAAACCATGTCTTTTGGATATGGATATATAATTGGTTATGGTTTCGGTGGCGACATTGGAAGCGTAACACCACCAGACACAAGCGACATTGTTTATAATTTAACAGAAGAACTAAGGACTGACACAGGATATGAATATGTAACTGATTCTATTGGTGATGACACTAACGGTTATCTTGAAGAGTCTAACGGGGATGCTTACAATCCAAACATTGCACAATATCCTTTAGATGGAACTATTGATTTATCAAGCGGTCAAGTTATTAACACGAGAACAACTCTTGATGATGTTGAACAAACATTCTTATACTCTTATGCAGTATCAAGCGGTACATTCAGCCTTTTAGCTGTTCACTACAAAGGTGATGGATTGATTCAGATATAGCATGGAGTATTGAAGATCCATTTAAAATATATGAAATCCCTGCACAAGTAATTGCACCAATAGCATCAGGTACATTTGCACCAACAGAAGCAACAAAAGATGAGGCATACAGTTACGAAACATCAACACTCTTTACGGGTGGTGAGGTAGCAACTTATACAGTTAATGGTGATTTACCAACAGGTCTAAGTATTAATGAGAGTACAGGTGAAATATCAGGTACCCCAACAGTTGAAGAGACTGAGAACATATCTATCACAGGTACTAATGCAAGTGGTGAAGATACAACAAACACAGAAGATTTAGTTGTTTCTGATACCGCAGTAGAATATCTTGACACTGTAAATAGTGCTGTTTCAAACAGTGATGAAACAACAACATATACTAGAAACAGTGCTACTGACTTTGACCTTGCTGTAACAGTAGCAGGAACAAGTGAAACTAGACCAAGTTTAGTGATATTTACAGCTCCTTCTGAGTTGTTAGCAGGTGATTATATTATTAAAGCAGATGTTACTGTCAACTCTGGAACTTGTGAGGTGAACTACACTTATGCAGGTGTAATTGTACAAGACGATAGAGTGCTAGCAACAGGTTCTTACGAGTTTAATGTGACCGCGAGTGGCTCTTTTAGTAACGTGGTTATGTACTTTAATGGTACTAATGAGTTTGATGTAAACTTTACGAATGTATCAATTGTTGATGCATAAAGGATAAGAAATGGCTATATATTATGTAGACGTAATCAATGGTCTTGATACAAATGTCGGCTCTGAGGCAGAGCCTTGGAAAACAGTAGCTAAAGTATCAGCAACTAATCTCTTAGCAGGAGATACTGTAAAATTTCACGCAGGGCAGACATGGAATGAGGGCTTAGATATTACAGAAGATGGAGCTTCTGGAAATGAAATTACTTTCACTATGTACAGTACAGGTGATAGACCTATTTTTACAGACAGAGTTGAAAGAACAGGGTTTGCTGAGATATCTTCTGGTATTTGGGAAGCATCTGGCGCTGCAGCTAGACTACAAAAGAACGGGCAAGAGTTAGTAAAAGCAGTCAATTCTGATGAGTGGGATTTGGCAGTAACGGAATGGGTTAACTCCGCTGTTTTAGGTGGTAGTTCTAGCAACTTTAGGATTAAAGAAAATCCATCAGGTGATACATATATGATGGCAACATCTAATCAAGTATCTACTATACAGTCAAGCACACATCTTATATTTAATCAGTTAGACTTTCAAGGTGGTTATTCAAGAGCACTAAGGGTTGATGATTGTACTGATATACAAGTTAATGAATGTAATATAGGAACATATGCACAAGATGGTATTAATGTTTACAACTCCTCAAACATAACGGTTGATGGAAACTCTCTTGACAGTTTAATGAATATATACTACGACTCTTGGGCAGCAGTAGGTGGCTCTTATAGAGGTAATCAAGATGGTATTTCCGTAGCAGGAAATTGTGCAAATGTTATGGTAACTAATAATAACTGTAAGAATTGGCAACACGCTTCTATAGCTTTATCATCTGCAACAACAGACAATATTAAAATACTTTATAACTATTGTGAAGCACCAGACTTATCCTATGGTGGTCGTATAGCGTGGAGTGGTAGTGGTGTTACTGGGGTAGAATGTGCGTATAATCATATTAAAGATACTGCGGTGCAAAATCAATTTATGGGGCATCATAATCATATACATCATAATATATTTGAGGGAATCAGAAACACACCTCTAAAAGCAGACAATCAAGGTAATGCTTTTGAACTTAGTCCGTATAATGGTGACGTGAATGATAACTTGTATGAGAATAATATAGCTATTAATTGTGATGGGGCAATGACTAAAATAGAGGGGTATAACTCTTCCCCACCTAATATATATGACAATATTATTAGAAACAATATATCATACAATTGTGGTCTTGAGAGTATTTATGGCAAGTCTAATATTGGTATTTATGTAACAGTTTGGGATGATAACTATAGAAATACATTCATGAATAATCTTGTTTATAGTGAGCATACATCAACACCATTTTACCATGCAAGTATTGGCTCTCCATCAAACGCATCAGATTTTAATGCTGAAAATGGAAGTAATCAAGATGTTATCTCAGGAAACATAGATACTAACCCTCTGTTTGTAGACTTAGTAAACTTTATTTTAGGCGTAGGCTCTCCTGCAATAGGTACAGGGTTAGTTCCAACAGCAACAGAAGATTATGTGAATAACACCATTACTGATGGCGGAGTAGGTACAGGATACGATATAGGTATCTACAATCAAGGATATACAGGAGCAATTATGACAGGTATAACAGAAATAAGAATCGGGTTTAGTCAGGCAATATTAGATGCGTATAGAAACAAGTGTTTAGCACTTTATGCATAGGAGCAATTATGACAGGTATAACAGAAATAAAAAAGGGGTTTAGTCAAGTAATACTAGACACTTTTAGAGACAAATGCTTAGTACTTTACACATCTAAGGGTATTGACTATCTAGTAGATAATGCAGGAAATTACCTAGTTGACAACAACGGGAATTATTTAACAGTACAAGGGAGTTAAAATGGGAACAATAAATGCACAACACTACTTAGCAAGTGAAGAGGGTGGAAAACTTCTTGGCTTGACTGATGGGTTTAATATGGACAAAATAGATATACATGATATTATCAATGATGGTACAAATGTTTATATTGATTTTGAGAAAGATGGTGGTGGTGATATAACATTCCGCTATGGTGGTGAAGAGTATACCTTAGACTGTACTACGGGTGATGGAGTTGATGGAGTAGCAAGAATTCAGCTTGAGTTAGGTACAGATGAAGAACCCGTCTTTCAATTTATATATATGTTCTACTCTGAAAACTCTGAAAAAGTAGAGGTTGCAACATCACAAATAATACCAGATGATGGTAAATTTTCTCCTGTATGTTACTGCCTATGTCCTACTGTAACTCTAGTATCTGATTCGGGTTCTATATATATACATAGAATAACAGATACAACAAGCAATGGTACTAGAGGTGGATTAAGTTTTGAAAGAGAAAAGCTCAGACTTGGAACAGCAGGGAATAATCGTATAGTAGGTTGTGAGGTTGAACTTGAGATTGTAGATAATGGTTCATCTAGGGATAGTATTCATGTTAAAAGTCTACCAGGAACTTTCTATCAGCTTCATAAGCATGATTGGGCAGGCTATGAGAGTGAGACATATGGTATTAGAGCAATTTCTCAGGCTGTTGGTGAATGTGCAATAACTGAAAACTCTATTATTAATGACTTAGGGCTTATTGCTGAGACAGCAGAGGGTGTTGCTATAACTGATGGACAATCTATTTATATAGATATAGTTGGTATTGGTTCTTCATGCTCTTGTAAAAAGTTAGCTTTCTCAGTAAGTAAACAAGCATATGATACACAAGAAGAAGCTATTAATGCAGGTCGTGACTTTCTAGGACTACCAGCACCAGCAAATTTGAGACATCTTACTTTTACATTAGCTAGAATGATTTTAACTTATACTGATGCAAATGGTGGAACTTGGGCTAATGCCTTATCAGATACTACAGATGTTTGGCAATCTGATACAATATCAACAAAAACTCCTAACTATCCATCAAACTATCCTAATAGTTCAGCAGGATACATAGGCTCAACACTTACACATTCTGGAGCAAAAGCAGTTAGAGTTCACTTTAGAGACTTTAATACTGAAAGAAATTATGACTATGTTCGTCTACGTAATGCAGGAGGTACAAATGTATTTAGTTATCATGGAAGTCTCGGTGCATTTACCTCAGCAAACATAACAGGAGATACTATCAGACCATATTTCCAATCAGATAGCAGTGTGGTAAGAAAAGGTGCTTACATTGATAGATTTGAGTACTTAGTAGAAGTTACAGGTAGTGGTGGTGAACTAATAGATATGAGATAGGTAACATGAAAACAACAACCAAGGCACTCTTCACCGCCTTGGTTACAATATCCATCCTCACACTTTACGAATTACTACAAAAACACTTTAAATAATAGTTAAATATTTAATGTTTAACTAAGCTTACTAATGTTAAACTTCTTTCATATCAACATAAAGGATGAAAGATGACAAACTTAAAAATGCTACAAGTCGAAGATACAACTCACAAACAAGCTAAAACACAAGCTAAGAAAAACAAACTTAGTATCAAAGCATATATCCAAAAACTACTTGATGGAGATAAATAATGGCAACTCAAATAGACAGCTTAGACATAAGCGGGATGAAGCATATGGATTTTGTGCAACTAAGAGAAATCTTTAATCATGTAATGCAAGAAGATGTTAGATGGGATAGAGAGGACTATTGGAATGATAGAAATCAAAGACTTGCAAAGTGGCTTGATGATGTAAATGAGTGTTTAATTCACACTAAAATTAAAGGATAAAAGATGATGGAAATTACAGGATTTATATTTATTATAGCTGTGTTATTAGAGTTAGATAGATATTTAGAAAGCAAGCGCAGATTTGGCGAAAATCATTAAAGGATAAACAGATGAGCAACGAAGAATTAAAAATCTACATAGAATCAACGGTAAGTAATCTTAAGAAATATGAAGATAATGATAAGTTTATGAAAGGTTACATTGAAGCGTTAGAGCATATACTAGAAAAAATAAAAGGATAAGAAGATGAATAGCAATTGTTGTAACGCACCGATAATCGAGAACACTGATTTATGTTCACTATGTTTCGAGCATTGCATAGATAGTTTTGACGAAGCAATGAGAGTAGAGGGAAAGACCGTTTACTATAACGGAAAAGAAGTAAGGATAAAAGATGAAAGAGTTAATAGAAATTCAACACAAGTTAGTGGCTAAAAAAAGTCAAGTAAATAACTTTGGCAAATATAAATACAGAAGTGCAGAAGATATTTTAGAAAGTGTAAAACCACTACTAAAAGAGAATAATTGTGTACTTACTTTAAATGATGATTTAGTTATGGTAGGAGAGCGTTATTACATCAAATCAACTGCTACTATTACAAACATAGAAGATAGCGGTGTAAGTGTATCAGCGTTTGCGAGAGAGGCATTAGAACAACGTGGAATGTCAGACGGTCAAATAACAGGTGCTTCAAGTTCTTATGCTAGAAAATATGCACTTAATGGCTTATTGGCAATTGCAGAGAATGACGATTTAGACACGCAAGAGAATGAGCCTAAAAAGTCACCGCCACCAAGCAAAGCAACAGCAGAAGATAAAAAACAAGCATGGAGTGACTTTACTAGCATTTGTATAAATGTTGGTGTTGACGGCAAAGAGTTTTTATCGCAAGATGTAGATATGACAGATGGTAAAGCAGTTTATGCAGAAGTTAGAAAGTGGTTACAGAATGAGCAACTTTTAAGAGACCAACTTATCTCATATAAGAACGCATAATGATACTTGAACTAGTACGCACTCCGTCAGGATTAGCACCTATTTCTGATGATAGTGTAAACGCAGTATCTAAAATACAGATGGGCTACACAGTGTTTTTAGAGTTTAAGCCTAAACGTAATATGAAATTTCATAAAAAGTATTGGGCGTTACTAAACCAAGTGATACTAAATCAAGACCACTATAAAAATGTGAACAATCTACATGAAGCTATTAAGTTTAAAGGTGGTTACTATGAGACTATCATACCACTAGATGCAAGTCCATTTATAGTTACAAAATCAATAGCGTTTCATTCAATGGATAATGCAGAGTTTAACGATTTTTATGATGTTGCATTAGATGAGTGCTTAAAATTAGTTGGCGAAGATGCAGTCAACGAAATAATCAAATTTATATAAGGAAGAGAATATGGGATTACCTACAATAACAGTAATTGGGAATATGAAAAGAATCGAGTATAAAGTTTTACCAAGCGGTAAAGCACTCACTAAATTTCAAATAGAATGTGCAGAGAAAAATGCAAAAGGCGAGTGGACTAACTTATATCTAAGTGGTGAGTGTTGGGAGAAGTCAGCGGAATTTGTTAATCAATACTTTAGAGATGGAAGCCCTGCAATAATAACAGGAAAGCTATACACAAATGTGTATGAGAAACAAGATGGTAGCAAGGTGTATGAGAATAAACTACTATTTCCTAATGTTTCATTTGCACCTAAAGATAAGAGTGAACAGCAAGAACAACAACAGAAGTCACAGCCGACATATGTTCATGAGAGAGTGAATAGTGTTCCTCAAATCGACATAGACGAAGATTCTATACCATTTTGAAAAACGTAAAAGTAACGCTGCAACTTAAAAACAAAATAGTTGTAGCAAAGAAAAGATATTTTATTAAATACAGGAGACAAAAATGAGAGCAAAATTAATAACCGCAATGATACTCACAGCAACACTTCTAATTACTTTTTGGATTGGAATAATTTATTTGGTTGTGGAATAGAGGGTGATGAAGCCCTCTAAAAGGATAGAAGCCTGTTAACGGACTTCAAAGATGAACTGAGGCAAAAGCAACAGAACGAGGGAATTATAATGGATTTTTACTTAAATAATGCTATAATTACTATAAGATTAATTCGTAGAGGTCGTAGCTTTCCTACACCCTGCGACTTCTTCCAATTAATGGTGTAGGAGCCTCTAATGTTAAATAATCAAAAAAAATGTACTAAATGCCAAACAACAAAAGAACTATCAGAGTTTAATAATGATAAAGTTTTTAAGGATGGTCTTAATAGTGTTTGCAGAAAATGTTCAAACATAATAATTAGATTACACAACAGCACAAAAATAGGTCTCATTAGAAAAATATATCAAAACCAAAAAGTACGAGAAAAAAGAAGCGATAGATTTAGCATAACTTACACGATAGAAGAATTGCAAGAATGGCTTTCAAATGATTGGTTGTTCGATTTACTGCGTATTAATTGGATTAATTGTGGCTTTCTAAAAGACATGAGACCAAGCATAGATAGAATTGACGACAATAAAGGTTATTCATTCGACAATATTCAAGTTATGACTTGGAAAGAAAATAAAACAAAATCAGAAATTGACATGAGAAGCGGAAAGTTGACACATGGAAATAATCCTCAAAAAGCAGTTTTACAATTAAATAAATCAAATCAAATAACAAAGGAGTATGTATCGATAAACGAAGCAGGGAGACAGACAGGAATAGATTTTAAGTGTATATCGGCTTGTTGTGTTGGAAGAACAAAAACAGCAGGCGGATATAAATGGGAACATAAAAAAGGATAGATGAATGAAACGCATAAACCAAATAGTAGCAATGATGATTAAACTAGACAAAAAAGTGAGTGCTGGTGCAGTGGCAAGAGTTATTAACGGAAGACCACTAAAGATTGATTTAATCGCTTAAGTAATATTTAGATATAATTACAAATAGAGATTAAAACATCTAACTCCGAGGAATTAAAAACCCTCACACGGAATTACCCCTCACAACGGAATCGCCATTTTATGCTTAAAGGCAAACAATGACTGATTTGATACAAATCACACAAGCAAACATAGACGGTACACCAACTAATGCAGTAGATGCCAGAGAACTTCATGAAACACTTGGAGTAAAAAAAGCATTTACGACATGGATTAAAACTAATCTTGACTCAATAGGTGCAGAAGAACACAAAGATTATATGTACCTTAAGAATTCCCTAGAGGGAAGTGGATACAAAAAAGTGTATATAATAACAGCAGATATTGCAAAGCATATAGCGATGATGAGTAAACTACAAAAAGGCAAAGAAGTTCGTGATTATTTCATTGAAGCAGAAAAACAATCCACGCAAGCCCTAATGTCACCAAACCAAATCACAGAAGCTTTAGCACTAACAGCTCAGAGTTTAACGCTCATAGATACAAGATTAGATTTTATTCACGAAAGAACAAATAAGCTTGAAGATTATATAGAAGAAGATTTAAAATCACGACCTGTTTCATTCGTGCAACAGAGAGCCTTACAAGACGTTAAAAACGCAAAAGTGTATCAACTCTCACCAACAGACGAGAAGATACAAAAGAAGCTACACATGAAAGTATGGAGTGTATTTAAAAAGAACTTTCACTTACCGAGATATAACGAACTCCCAGCGGTTAAGTTCGATGAAGCTATCTGGTTTTTAAATAATCTTGAAATGAATGATATGCTATAATACAACCTCTTTCAAAATATTTCCTAATTAGTTAGCTTTTTAGGGAATGTGTGTTATAATCATTGCAAGCTTTTAGTAAGTAGCATTCCTCTTTGGTCGGACGGTGCTACCTACTAAGTGCTTGAGGGGAGTCCGACCGCATCCTCCTTGATACAAAATCATTCACTTAAATTTAAACAGCGGTAACTTAAAGGTTACACAATGAAGAAACGAGACAGTTTTATCTTTTATCGAAGCTTTTATGAAGCAATAAACGATTTAGATGATGAAACACAACTGCAAATATACCAAGCAATAGCGAGATATTCACTAAACTTTGAAGAGTCCGAGTTTAACGGTATTTCAAAGGCTATTTTCACACTTATAAAGCCTCAATTAGAAGCAAACAATAAGCGATATGAGAATGGAAACAAGCCAAAGCAAAGCAAAACAGAAGCAAAACAGAAGCAAACTGTAAGCAAGAGTGGAGCTAATAAGAATAAGAATAAGAATGTAAATGAAAATAAGAATGTTAATACTAATGTAGTTAACGGTTTTAAAAAACCTACGATACAAGATATTAAAATTAGATGTTCTGAAATGAAATACAACTTAGACTATGAACACTTTTATAATTACTACGAATCTAACGGGTGGAAAGTAGGAAGAAATAAAATGAAGAGTTGGCAATCTGCTTTAGCTAATTGGAATAAAAACAACTCAGTTAAAAAACCAAAGCCTATTAGCTTCCAAGAACAAGAGAGACAAAGAGTTGATGCGATAGCTGATGTTGTTTTAACTCAAGGCATAAACCCATTTGATCCTAAAAACTATGAACAGCAAGAGGAGTTTACAGATGTACAACTTACGCACTGAATTAGTAAAATCAACACTAAGTAGTTTAAAGATTGATAACAACCCATTTAATCAGCAAATCATAACTGATAAAATTCAGCACATAAGAGACGAACAACTACAAGATTTTTACGGAAGATTGTTTGACGAGTCACACAGATATCTAAACGGATTAGACAGAGTCGCAAAAGTAGCCGAACAATTCAAGCCACAAGTGCAAGATAACCCAAACGAAGCAAAAGCCAAAGAATTAATCCAATGGTGCGAAACTGCAAACGCAACTGTATTTGACAACGCTAAGAAAAGCGGAAGAACTTTTGACGATGAAATCAAAGGTACTAAGTTTACGATGCTAAGCGATACAGATTTATACGTCTTGAATCAAATTAAGCCACATTCTAGCCACAAACTATTGATAGGCAACATAAGATGCTTCCAAGACAGTCAAGTGCAATTACAAGCGTTTGTGGATGCTTTGAAGTTTGCACCATCAGATGCTATTCAAATAGCCAACCCACTAAATAAATTACAGATAAAGGGGATAAGATGAAAAGAGAAGAAATGTTTGAAAAAATTAGAATGGGTGAAGTAGTAAATGGATTTTCACAATTATGGTTAGTTGATTTAATCAGAGAACATTATGACACATTAGAGTATCAGACGTGTAAAAACTGCAAATATTGGGTAAAGGCAAGTAACCCATCATTAATGAAATGTTCTGGAAGTAACGGGTGTGAAATCGTAGGAGGAGCATTTTATTGTTCAAATTGGGAGAAAAAAAGATGATAGTAAACACAACAATACTAAGCAAACACATAAAAGACAAAACAACAGTAAAGCGAATAATGGATAGAGCAGTTAATCAGATGGGCGTGAAAACATTCAGTAAGATGGGGAAAAATGCAAGAGGTGCGATCTGTTCTTACACTAATTTCTGCTTGGATGAATGGATAACATACCAAGAGAAGTTTACTAAGACAGCACGAAAAGACTTTAGAGAACAGGCTAAGTTGCTTTTGGGTGTTGCTAGAAAAGTACAAAAGGATATGAGATGAAAGTGTTAAGTTTGTTTGATGGGATCAGTTGTGGTCAAGTAGCACTCGAAAGATGCGGTGTTAAAATTGATGAGTATTATTCAAGCGAGATAGATAAAATGGCTATCTCAGTTACACAAAAGAATTACCCAAAAACAAAACAACTTGGAAGTGTATTAGATGTGTCATGGTTTGGTTTACCTAAAATTGATTTATTAATAGGTGGCTCACCTTGTCAGGGGTTTAGCACAGCAGGGAAAGGTTTAAATTTTGAAGATTCAAGAAGTAAGTTATTTTTTGAATTTGTAAGAATATTACAAGAGTTGAAACCAAAATACTTCCTACTTGAGAATGTTTATATGAAGAAAGAGTGGCAAGATATAATCTCTAATTTATTAGGAGTTGAGCCAATAGATATAAATAGCTCATTAGTAAGTGCTGGATTAAGAAGAAGATTGTATTGGACTAATATACCAAGAGTAACACTACCAGAAGATAAAGGTGTAATGCTTGAAGATGTTTTAGATAATGCTTATAGTGATAAAGATAAAAGCTACTGTATTGATGCAAATTATGGGAAAGGCTCTAATTTAAAAAGATATTTGCACAGAGGTAGCAGACAGATTGTTTTTACTTGTAATGAGTTTATGAAAGAAGTGACAACTAATAAACCAAAAGAAGAAGATTGCAACTCAATAGGAAAAGCACACAGAGATAAATGGAGATTTTTAACTCCAGCGGAGTGTGAGAAGATTCAAACGTTACCAGTGGGCTACACAGATGGTGTTCCTAAATTTTGGAGGTATCACGCATTAGGAAATGGATGGACAGTGGACGTAGTTGCACACATATTTAAAGGATTAAAAAGATGAACAAATTTGAGCAATATTTTTTAGGGATTTCACAAGCAGACATAAGACAGCAGAAGCAACACGTTAGAAGAGTAAGAAAAGTGACAACGAATATGTTGCGAGCCGAGGGTAAGAGATTGATAGAGAGAGGATTTTACAATGAACATAGATAAATTGCCAAAACAGATAAAGCAAAAACTAAAAAGCAACGTGCAGAAAATTGCAACACTGAAAAGCAGTGAGTTGCTAGATTACTCCAAAGCCCTCAGACTACAAAAGGACGAGATAGGATTAAACGTGTACGGTTATCTTTTAAATGCCATAGACGAACGCAGAGACTCGTTTAACACGGTAAAAAAGACGAGTGAGTGTCGAGACAGTGAGATGATAAAAGAATTTCAAAAGGTAAAGAGATGAAAACCGATTACACGATAGAAGAATTCAAAGATAGTTCATGGGTAACAATCAAAAAAAGCGGTAAGTTTTTCTCTCTTTGTGCGAATGAAGAAGAGGGGATGAGAAGCGTTTGGATTGACTGCGGAAGAAAAGCAGATAGTTTCTTCACAGCGGATAGTGATGGAGTTATTGCGGAGATAGACAGGGGAATCCTTTGAAACGTAGCAAATACGGAAACAAAAAAACAAAAATAGACGGATACAATTTCGACTCAAAACGAGAAAGTTTATATTACCTAAAATACAAAAGACAGCAGATTGACGGCAAGATAACGAAACTAACCTTACAGCCGTCATTCATTATTCAAGACAAGTTTAAAGACCGTGACGGAGTATCGCATCGGGCTATTAAGTATGTTGCTGATTTTAAGTTCATTGAGGATGGGCAGATAGTTATAGTTGATGTAAAGGGATTTTTGACAGATATATTTAAAATTAAGAAAAAGATGTTTTTGTTTAGATATCCAGAGTTGGTTTTTCGAGAGGTTTATTAAATAGTTAAAAGAATTTACACATTTTAGTTAAAACTCTTGACTTCGTTAATATATTGTACTATAATTAGGGTATAACAAAAGGATATAAGATGAAACAGAGAGAATTAGGTTTTTTACAAACAAGTAAAGGTTTAGTAGAAGTAGTTACAAAAAAGAATAAGTATTATTATTTCAATAAGAAATTAGATAATTGGCTAAGACTTGATAAATCTGAAATAGAGAAAGGTTTATTATGAGGGAGTTAATAAGTAAAGAGTTATTGAGCTTGGTTTTAGGGATTAATAATATTAGTGGAATATATGAAATAACTGATAATGAATTAAATTATGCTACTTATGCAGATATAACACAAGGTATGAGAGATTATGATTTAAACCTAGATACTCTAGGCAGATTATGTAAAGAGTGGTGTTATGACCTAAATAGTATAATCTTAACAAGTGGTAGATATAGCTATGATAAGTTCTTTGCTTCCAAAGATAATCAGAACTGCATAGGATTTGGTGAAACTGAACTAGAAGCTATTATTAATGCTACAGAATACATAGCTAATGAAAAAGGGCTAGTATGAAACCAACTAACACAAACCTAGCAGAGTTTTACGGACTCACTAGACAAACAATCGGAACATATAAAAACTCAAAGAATGAAAAAGTAAAAAGACACTATGAAGCTATGAGAGAATACTTCATTAAAATTAAAGGATAAAAGATGAATCAAGCAACAGCAGACAGACACTACGCAAACGGGGATGGCAACTTATACGCTTTAGATAAGCATTTAGACGAAGAAGATGCAAGAAGTGAAGCTTTAGAGGAATTCCAAGAACTAATCCAAAAACACCTTAACGTTATCGAAGAATCAATCTTTCACATCAGAAACATAAGCGAGTCATTCCCAGATTGTGACTTAGAAGATGAGATAAAAAATTCCGTATTGGAGTTACTATGAAAGATTTAATCAGTAAAGAGTTGCTTAGTTTGGTTATAGGCGAGAAAATATCTTATATAGAATTAAAACCAAAAATAGGCAAAGTTCAAAGATTATTTATTAGCCATAAAGAAGAAAACTATGAATATGAAGAGAGATTAAACCTAGATACACTAGGTAGATTAATGAAAGAGTGGTGTCACATTAAAGGCTTCTTAGTAAAAATACATTATCCATTAAATAGAGTGGATATAGCTGTATCAGTTGCACAAGATAATTCCACAATATTTGGAGAAAAAGAGTTTATAGAAAATACAGAACTAGAAGCAATAATAAAAGCTACTGAATGGGTAGCTAAAGAAAAAGGACTACTATGCACCCACTAGACAAAAAGATAATCAAATGGGGCGTAACAATCACACTGTTAAGCGTAGTCGCTCAAATGGCTTTAGAGGTGGTGTTATGACTAAAAAACAACTACTTGACGAAAACATAAAACGACGCAAAGAAAACACAGAACTCAGAGCAACAATCAAAGACTATGAGGACAGATTCAAAGAGGCAAAAGCTGTTCTTGATGCGAAACTTAGAGAGATAGGAGGGAGTGATGACTAGGGAAGAAGCGAAAGAAGAGATAGGGTGGAATAGGTTTAATGACACAACGGATGATGATTTGGAGTTAATAGACAAAATCTATGGTGATTTTGAAAAAGAAAAATCGGAGTTAGCAGAAAAGCTATTAGAGTTATCAACTAAATATAGTGACAAAGTAGATGAAGTTATAGAGTTGAAGTCAAGGACTTGTGAGAGTTGTAAGTATAATACATATCAATCAGAGTACAAGCATAATTGTGACCATTATGATGTTTTTGATTTTTATGAGGGCGATTATTTAATTCCTTATGACTTCTGTTGCAACAAATGGGAAGCTAAAGATGCTAAGTAAGAAAGTAAATCATAAAAGATTAAAGCCGAAAGCAAAAAAGCTTCCAAAATATTTAGAGTGGTTGCACAATCAAAACGACATAGTGTGTTTCTCATGCGGTATGCAAAACGGACTTGAAGTCCATCACGTCAAAGAGACATCCACAGACGAGAGAGATGATAGCAATGTGTTGATGCTTTGTGGCGAAGAGTGTCATAGAAACGGAATGAAGTTATCACCTCATTCGACACCTGTAGCATGGAGAAGAGTATATCCTATTCAGATGCAGTTGGATTATGCTAGCGAGTTATTTAGAAGATATAAGGAGATGAGATGAGGGAATTTACAATATTAATAGTTGGTGCATCGGTTGTTCTATGTGTACTTTCAGTTTCAGTAGCTTGGGTAAAAGTAGAGAAAGACAATAATAAAACTTATATAGAGTGGAAAAAAATGGAAAACAGTAAGCAAGATTAAGTTATAATACATCAAACAAAAAAGGAGCAGAAATGCCAGAAGATGAACTAGGACAAGAAGAAGAAGTAACAGTTGAGCCATTTATGGTTGAAGAAGAGACAGAAGAAAAAGTGTGTCTAAATTGTAGCAAGTTGAAAGTAGGCACTAAGGTTTGTGGACTATTAAAACCGTTTAGAGAGTACATGAGATCAAACGGTGTTGATGATATAGAGACAACACACACTTGTGGCGAGTACGAAGCAGTTTAATTCATAGGGCATCATTCGTGGTGTCTTGTTGAGTTAAAAGGAGAAAAGATGGGCAGAGTTTTAATTAATGATGATGAAGCATTTGAGATATTAGACTATCTAATAAAAAAAGATAATAGCTATGAAGAGTATTTAGCACAGAAGCTTTTTATATCAATGGAGCTATACTTGCACAAGAGCAAAAGTAATGGCACACAGTCAAGAGAGTTGGGATAATGCGAAAGCACTATTTATGAAAGGTGACAGTTTAAGCGTAATATCTAAAGAGACAGGAATATCAAGAGGGCAGATAGGCAAGAAAGCCAATAAAGAGGGATGGGGAAAAGAGACTATAACAACACTTGCAAAAGCAGAAATTGAAAACACTATAATAGGGAATGAAATAAAGAGACAAAAGGAGACACTAAACGATACAGAAAGAGACACTTATAATAATGTGTTCATTTCATTATCAAGTCACCTTAATTTATTCAACTCTTCAACAATAGAGAATCAGCACATAGTAAACAAGGCTCAACAAGCAATTAGAGAGAGAGTAGATAATAACATTGAAGAAGCAATCGAGCATTTGCCAAATATCATGGCTATTAGCAAGGTTACAGAAACTAATCGTAAACAGCTATACGGTGTAACAGAGACATTCAAGCAAAACAACACTGACACCAAAGAGACTAAGACAGGTGTAGGTGAGTTGTATAAGGCTATTAATGAGTAATTATAAATATTTAGTAATATGTAAAAAATGCAATTTAAGCAGAGAAGTAAGCAAAGAGGGATGGGGAAAGCACGAATACTATTGTGGACAATGCGAAACTGTTTTAGATAAAAGAAAAATATTTATTGGTAATACAGAGTTTAAGATAAAGAAGAAACCAAATGAATAACTTAACTTGCATAGAGGGATTAAAACCATTTTGGCGAACACCATCAAGGATAAAAGTCTTATATGGTGGACGTGGTAGCGGAAAGTCTTACAGTGCAGCAACTCACGTTATGATGGCATCAAGAGAAGTAACGCTTAATATCTTATGTTTAAGACAGCTACAAAACTCCATTAGACAATCAATCTACACACTTATTAAAGACCTTATCTTCCAGGCAGGGTTACAAGACGAATTTCAATTCACAATAGCAGAGATACGACACCTAAAGACTAAATCAACATTCAAATTCATGGGTATTAGTAGAAACGTAGATGAAATTAAATCAACAGAGAATATTGATATATGCTACATAGAAGAAGCTCATGCACTTACTAAAGACCAATGGGATGTTATTAGCCCTACTATTCGTAAAGAACATAGCGAGATAATTGTCTTATTCAATCCACAACACCGTAATGACTTTGTATTTCAACAGTTCGTAGAGCATCCATCTAAGAATTCAATAGTACGCAAGATTAATTATGATGAGAATCCGTACCTATCAGAAACAATGAAAGCAGTTATCAATGAAGAGAAAGAGCGAGATTTAGAAGAATATAATCATATCTATCTAGGAGTGCCAAGAGAGGGAGATGATAGATCATTATTCGCTTATAGTGACATTGAATCATCAATGGATGGTGACATGGTAGGCGTAGATTGCACAGGTGTTTATTCAATCGCAGCCGATGTTGCAAGATACGGAAGAGATAAAAGTGTTACAAGTAAGCGAGAGGGTTATAGAATCTACGCACTCAACGAGTATAAGAATTACAATACTATGGAGTTTGCGACTGTAATTAGCAATGACTATGGAAGAGGACAGCAACCCGATGCAGTGTTTGTTGATACAATTGGAGTAGGTGCAGGTGTATTTGATAAACTAAAACAAATGGGTGTAATGGGTACAATAGAAGCTAATGTGTCTATGAAAGCAGAAGAGGTTAAAGTCTACCAGAACAAAAGAGCCGAGATGTACTTCAATCTAAAGAAGTTTGTAGAGAATGGCGGTAAGCTACCAAATGATAAAGAACTCAAAGAGGAACTACTAGCACTTAAATACTTTTACAATCCTACAAGTGGTAAGATTCAGCTAATAAGCAAAGATGATTTAAAAGAAGAGTTAGGACGTTCACCAGATAAGAGTGATTCAGTAGCACTTCATTTCTTTAGACGTGTTAGACCGTTATCAATGAGAAACACAAGACATATGCAAGGAGGAAGCACAAATGAGTGGAATGTTTATGACTGATACAGACGAAGCAAAATACAATGAATGGACTAAAGAAGATATTTATAAAGCGTATCTAATTGAAGTAGAAGCAAAGCAATTATTAATCAAAGAAGTCAATAAGTTAAATCGTAGACTTGCAGAGATACGATACAAAGCAGGAGACAGATAGCGTTTATGCTATAATATCGCAACAAGGAGTTTGTAATGGGATGGAATTTAAAGAAGAAATGGAAAAGGTCTAAAATTAGAAAGGTTGCTAAAAAGATTGGAGATGTTCATAAGCTTATCGCTGATCCAATGGGATTATTTACCACAGCAGACGGTAAACTAGGTGAGTTTCAACAACAAGCCGATATTCTAGGAATGGGTGCAAGACCTAAAGCAATGGCAGAAGAAGCCGAAAAAGCTGCACAACTTCAACAAACTGAGATAGATAAGCAAAACGCACTCATTGAAGAAGAAAGACTCAAACAACAAAGAGTTTTAGATGAGAGAAAAAAGAGAATGACTCAGAATCAATTACTATCTGGTAGAGAGACAGGCTCAACAACACTACTAGGAGCAAGATAATGTTTCATACTTGTGCATATACCATATTAAAAAAAGACGATACCGAAATAGTTATCAAGCCATATACTAAATTCAATAACATTCCATCGGGCTACACTCCATCAGCATCAGCAATTATAAGAGATGAAGATGGAAAAGTAGTTATGATTTTATCTCCAGGGAAAGTTACAACAGATTTAGGCATACCAAAAAAGAAAGTAGTTAAGAAAACAGCTACTGTAAAGAAGTAAGATATGGCAGATTCATACGAAAAGATAATTAAACGATTCGAGAGTGCCAAAGCTAATAAACAGCAATGGGATCACCACATTAGAGAGTGCTACCGTTACTTTATGCCAGAGCGTAACACAATAGACACTAGAGAGAAAGGTGCGAAGAAGCGTGAGTATGTATTCGACTCAACAGCACAAGACTCATTAGAAGATTATGCAACACGAATGGAATCTGAACTAATCCCATCTAATATAAATTGGATGAAGCTAGAATCAGGCACAGACATTCCAGAAGATAAGCAAGACCAAACAAATGAATACTTAGATAAGACAACTGATACAGTATTTAGTCATATTCGTTCATCAAACTTTGCATCACAAGCTCATACATCATTTTTAGATTTAGGTATATCAACAGGGGCTTTAATCGTTGAAGAGGGCGACGGTATTCAATCTAATCTTAATTTTAGATGTGTAAGTCTCAGCGAGTTAGTTATCGAACAGACACAGCAAGGTATAGTTAAAACAGTGTTTAGAGAGTTTAAGCTACCCGTAGCAGATATTCCACAAGTATATCCAACAGCTAGACTCACTCAGAAGTTAGAAGAGTTAATTGCTAATAAGCCGACAGAAGAAGTTTCACTTATAGAGGGTGTTGTATTTGATGGTAGTCTATATGATAATATTTTAATGTATCCAGAAAACAATGCTTTTTTAATTCAAGAGAAGATAGAATCAAGCCCTTGGGTAGTATTCAGGGAAGCAACGATACCTGGTGAGACATATGGACGTGGTAGAGCAATGACAGCACTACCAGACACAAAATCTCTTAATATAATCATGAGAGACTATTTAAAATCTCTGGCTTGGTGGAGCAATCCATCTTTTACTGCATCAGACGATGGCGTAATAAACCCTTATAACTTTAAAATGCAACCAGGGCAGATTCATGTAGTAGGAAGCAATGACAACGCAAACCCTACACTAAGACCTATGGACGTTGGTGGAAGTCCTCAAATTGCAATGGATGCTATAAGTAGATTACAAGACTCTATTCGTAGAGTAATGATATCTAAGCCATTCGGTAACGTAGAAGAAACACCTGTAAGAACTGCTACTGAAATGAGTATCAGACAAGCGGATATGGCTAAGACTTCACTAGGTGCATCAAGTCGTATTCAAAACGAGTTAATGGAAACATTAGTTGCTAGATGTGTTTACATACTTAGAAAAGCAGGGAAAATCGCAGACTTTAAAGTAGATGGTAAGGAAGTTAAAATCAAATACACTTCACCTGCTGCTAGACTTCAAGACGAACAAACACTTGCTGCAATGGGTAGAGCAATGGAATTCTTTGCTATGCTACCACCAGAGTTAGTGCAAAAAGAGATTAGAATCGAAGAGTTCCCTAGTGAGATTATAGAAGTATTAGGGCTACCATCTAAGTTTAAACGCTCAGATGAAGAGAAGCAAGCAGCACAACAAGCCGAACAAGAACAACAGAAACAACAAATGGAGATGGCTGCTTCACAAGTAGAGGGGCAACAAGAATGACACAAAAACAAGTAAGTGCTATATTTAAAGGCACATTTGGAACAGATGCAGGTAAGAAGTGTTTAGACCACTTAGAAGCTGTATTTGTAGACCGTGATATGTACTCAAAAGGAATGACACTTGACGAAGTAGCATTTAAACAGGGTGAAGCAAGTGTTGTTAAAAAGATACTAAAGGAGTTTAAAAATGTCAGATAGAGAATTAAGCAACAAGCTATCAAGTGGTGAAATCACAAACATGAAGATTGGCGGTGTAACATCAGGGTATAATGTAGTAATACAAGATGAATTAGATGTAGTTGCACCATTCGCACCAACATACGACTATATAAAAGAGACAGCAATAACTGTTACAGATGATGTTTATGAGGAAATCGCAAGACTCACAACACCATCAAGAGTTGCAGGAACTTACAAGCTATCACAATCAATGCTATACTCATTAAATTCTACAACAACATCAGCATTTTTTAGATTCAGCCTTGATGGTGGTAGTAATTGGAATGAAATAAGAAGAGAGCCAAAAGACAATACCGACACATTGCCATCAGCGTACACATCAACATACGTTCATTCTGGCGGAGTTTTTGAAGTAATTATACAATCAAGAAAAGAAAATGCAGGAGATATATTAACTGTTGCAATACTAGATGTAATATTTGAGCGTCTTACGGGGTTAGCTCATATAACAGCCATATATGCAAAATCCCTGCGATATGGTTGCTATATGCGTTAATTCGCATAACTTAACATAAGGACACTTTGATGAGCGAAGAAACATCAAACCCTAGTGATAATTCGCAGGGAACAGAAGAAACACCAACAACATAAGCTTTAGAAGATGGGTACAAATCTTTACAGACAACATTTAGTCAAAAGACAGCTGAGTACTCAAAAGCAATGGCAGGACAAGTTGGAGCACCAGAAGCATATGAGTTCAATGAGGGCTTAAATATGTCAGATGGTATGCAAAACTACGCTAAAGAGAATAACTACTCTAATGATGCACTCAATAGTTGGGCAGAAGCATACCAAGCAGATGCTGAGTCAACGAGAGAAGCATATCGTGGTGAGCAGATAGAGTTGCTTGGTAAAGATGCAGATGCAAGACTCACTAACGTAGAAGATTGGGCTAAAGCTAATCTAGGTGATGATTATACGGACACACTAAACGCAATGGTTAGTACAGCCAAAGGTGTTGAGGTGTTTGAAAAGATTATGAAAATGAACAGCGGTGTAGCACCTGCACAAGTTGAACAGCCTAAACAGATGTTAGACAGAGACACAGTGAGAAGTATGCAGTTTGCTAAAGACGAATATGGAAACCGTAAAATGTCTAGTGATCCACAGTATCGTGCTAAAGTAGAGGGCATGATGAACGAGTTTATAGCGAGTGGAGGAAAGCTTTAGGCTTCCTCTCTATAATTTAAATGTGCAAGGCACTATGTGTTTTAACATCTTTCTCATTTTACGCTTCTTTTTTCTTTTGTCAATCTTAAACATATTAACTTTTTTATAGGCTTCACACACTTCTTTACTAAATATTAAAAGTGCAGAAGCTGTAAGACTTTCTTTATTTACAAATCTATGGTTTCTTATTATATATTTCTTGCTCATCTTATATCCTTTTATATAAACTCTAGCCTAATAACTAGTGCAGTATCTAATCTGAAAGAAAAAAGAAATGCAAAAGAAAAAAGAGTGTTCGTTCATAGTTAAGATTATATCACACCCTTAAAATGTGTCAAGTTTTTCATTCATATAAAAATATATCAATGTCATATTAATTAATATTAGACTTAATATAAAAATATATCAATTTCTATGATATAATGGTGTTAAGATATTTAAAACACCTACACAGAAAGATACCTCCTTACAGAGCCTTGACGTTTAGAAGTTTATAGCCGAAAGCTATGACCTCCTGGATTGTCAGGAGCTACCCTAAACTTGAAGCATAATTATCACAAAATTCTTATTACAAAAGGAGAGATATTATGTCTCAAGACTTAACAAGCGTTCA